TGAAACTCTTCCTGCTTCTGGGAATCCAACAAAGACATAGTTTGAATTCTGATTTACAAATTCTTTATAGTAGATGGGTTGAGATGGTGAAATTCGGGCATCAATACCTTTGGATAGTCCAGTGAATTTTTCAAGAACGTTTCCAGATACTCCACTAATTACACCAGTATCATCTACAACTACAACGTGAACCTCATCACTCTTTGCATTTCTTTCTAGAGCATATTGAGAAGTTCCAGGCTTTGGTGCAATGGATTTCCAATAGATAATTCCATTCTTGAGTGATATAACTTGATTATCATACCAGTCTTGAATAGCTCCAGAACTTACAGTGGTGACTACAGTTCCTGCAGTTCCAGTAACAGTCAGTGCAGTAGTGGTGGGTGCAACTAAAGAGGATACCACAGAGCTGTAGTTGTAGTTAATATCAACTTCTTGACCAGCACTTGGAACTCTGCTGATAACTTTAATATCAAAGGAACTATTACCAATACCCGTAATTAGTCCTCTGACGTAGCCAGTGAATGTGCCCACAGTACCATCAGCTTGTAGGTATTGTGTAGCAGTTTTGGTTTGTGTGACCGCAAGACCTACCTGAATACCACTTGTGGAAATTCCAGTTACAGTTTGGTCTGCTGCAGCATCAATTACACAAACTTTCAGGTCATTTGCCCAGGAACCAGGATTTCTTGCAGAAAATACCCAATCCACATCATTGATACGATTGCTTTGATAATCTTCGTATGAAGTGATTTTTAACGAAATGGAAGTATTTGCAATTGTAACATTAGAGTTAATCAGTGCAGAAGGATTTCCAGTAACATCGCTTCTTACAACATTCAGTGCTCCACCATAAGATAGGTAGTTAGATGCAGACAACCAGTATTCATATTGGTCTTCTGATGTTTGTGGTTTTCCAAAAATATCTAATAATTCTTGTTCTGACTGAATGATGGTTGGAACATTTACTGGACCCTTCTGAAATGGACCGACAATGGCTCCAACATTCTGTCTACTTGAAACAATATTTCCTCGTGTTAAATCAACCTCTCTTATATTCACACCAGGAGATACCAAATTGATAGCCATATGTTTTCCTCTGAACCAAAGTCTCATTTCCTAGTAGTATTTAGGAAAATTGATTTTTATCAGACCAGTTGTGTTAAATTATACAAAAATTTATCCCATATAAAATTCGGACGAAACATCTCCATACTCATCTAAATTCCATACTTCCATCGGCATATTTTCTGTATTCGCCATCATCCAAACATCTCCAGTTTCTTTTTCAACTGTAATTTCATCATCATTCTCTAATCCAGTATTAATAAATCCAAATGGAGCCATATCTTGTTCAATCTGCTCCTTCTGTTCAAGATACATTCTCTTACGAATGTCATTGTTGGTAATTTCTTTGAAGTATTCCTGAACAACTAACCAAGAGAAAATTACGATACACATACAAAGGTCATCATTCGTTCCAATTTCAGCTTGATATGAATTATTTTTGGATATGAATGTAGTTAACTCACTAATAATATCAAAGTCTTCAATGATAAGTTTATTGTCCTCAATGATGGTTTTCATATTAGAACAACCCACTCTCTTTACTTGCTTGGACATTTTGATTCCTAACTGTGAGGTCTTACCCGAAAATCCTTGTCCAACTAATTGTCCAGCTCTACCTCTCATAGAACACATTAGAAGATTTTCATACTCAAGTTCATATTGTAAGTCTTTGGCTACTTGGTCTCCTACACTTGCGATTTCAATGAGAACATAAGCTTTGTTATATGAATTTGCTACCTTATAAATGATATCTGGAAGAAGTAGTGGCTTAAGTTCATTATTTTTATACTTTGCAACAATCTTGTATGGAATATTTGTGATGTCGTATATGATGAATGCGTGATAATCCTTACCCGTTCCTTCTGAAACGTCCACAGTCATAATGTAATTGTGTTCCTCTATAGGAGGTTCATACACATCAAGTCCTTCAGACCGAGTAATTGGGTCGTTGTATATTAGGTTTTGTAGTTTTGATGAGGTAATGAGCGTATCAACAGAACCTAGGAAACTACAGTTGTGTGATACTATATTGTTAGAATAATAAAGATGGTCTTCTCCAGAGTTGACAATATCAAATAATTCTACTTCTTTCTTAATGGTTCGGTATGATTTGAGAAATGTTCCACCATTCTTGGTAAAAACTTCTGTTGTCTTATTTAAATTCTTAGCTTTGACAATACCATCTATTGTAGAGAGTGGATGGTCCAAAGAGCACTTGAGTTCATTTCCGTCTTCAAATATTAAATGAATATATTTGTTCTTCTTAATCTTATTGACGCCCAGAAAAGATTGAAATCCATTTGGAGTTGAGATTTTAATCTTTTTATGATTTAATACTATGGTTTCTGGAAGCTTCATTCAGTTAGGAACTTTATACATCTATTTAATGTTTCTTGTTTATATGAGTTCTGGTCTTAAATCCATATTTTTCTGCTATTTGTTGATGAGTCATATTTAGATTATGATAATCAAATTCAATCTGTTCCTTGGTTGGATAGTTCATTATAAAGTTCACCTATGGTGGTTTCAACTACAATACCATTAACCATTATATTTATCAAGGTTTCAGGTAGGAACGATTCAAATTCCTGATTCCATTGCTCTAAGCTCGTATTTGCGATACTTTGCTGCTTAAATTTCTCGTCTCTACCTGGAACCTCACTCCAATGAACCTCAGTTGGAACATATTCATTCTTACCACGTATGGCGTCATTCCAAAATCTATAAAAGGTATTCATTCCTTTAGGGGTTTGGTGGCCTAAAAAGTTGTTGTATAATACCGAGTGCGCCCAAGAATCATCAGCAATATCGGGTAGAGAAACATCAAAAACTTCATTCTCACTTAATTTAATATCTTTAATTTCTAACCAAATCATATTTTCGTTCACATTATCATCAAAGAATCTTTTAATATTTTCATTAGAGCATAACTCTTCTTTATTTTCTAATAGAAGTTGTCTAGAATAATTTTTAAATTCCTTATGCCTTCTTCCCAATGAAGGCATTCCATTTTCAGCTAGAATTACTGCAGAATTTGGAATAATATCGGTTCTACTTCCAACTCTAGTTGAAGCTTTCAATAGATTGATTCTTTCTAATTTTCTTGGTAGAGAGAACCCAATTTGAGAGAAATATTCAAATGCATATTTACCGACTATTTCAATATCAAAATGAGTTGAACTAACTTTAACTCTTTCTGAAGGTCCAGAAGTAGCTATATAAATGCTACCTAGTATGCCCATATTAGCTAATAATAATTGAACTTGACGAATTAACTCTCTTGAAGTTGAAGTATATTTAACTCTTCCTTTATTATCAATACCTCCATCACCATCAAACATCCCTCTTAATAGAGCTGTAATGTTAGATTTAGACCAGGACAACACTTTATCTGGCAGTGTTTTTACTCCAGCTTTATTTGTAATATCAAATCCTAGTTCTTTAAGAAAATCTACAAGTTGCTTTGAATTGATGACATAATGTACATCATCAATCTTTTTATATGGAACATTTAGAGTATTCAAACAATATGAAATATCGTCACCACAACTGATTACAATTTGTCCACCAGTAATATTGTGAGTATTCTTGGATACACAGTCTCGCGCATATCCCTCTGCAACATAAAGCCCGACAAAATATGCAATGTCTTCAGTTATATAATCACAACAAAATGTGTCAATACATTTTCCCTGTTCTGGATGAAATCCGATGTAATCTTCATTTCCAAAAACTTGATGATTATATTTTATGGCTAAATAATCGCCTACTTTTAGATGTTTACTCTCTACGTAATTATACTCATTGTTGTGAAACGCCCAAAGTTTATGAGTTTGAGAGCATTCTAATGTTTCATACCGAGTGGTTATAATATTTGTAGAAGAAGCTTGATGATTAACAATAATATCACTGGTATAGAACTTATTCTTACCCATTACAGTATACTCTGGAACTTGATAAGCACCTGTTTTGGAGATATCAATAAGCCTCTCAATTTTTCTGTATCCTTTATTTGTAAGAAGATAGGTATCTTTTGATACACAAGAAACCATAATTACCTTGGTATACTTACCAGAAGTAATCGTAGGATATACAGAACTAAAAAACTCGTCTGCAATTTGATTCGGAATGAACGCAAATTCGTCCAGGAAGATTACATTATATGAACCTCCTCGGACGGCAGAACCAGAAGTAGAAGATGCAATAATTTTTGAACCATTGTCCAGTTCTAGAGAAGCCTTATTCCAAATCTTAACTCCATGTTGCATCCATTTGGGTAGATTCTCATAGGCAAGCTTTAGTCTACCTAAAATATCTTTTGCAGTTTGAGCTTTGTTAGCTAGAATGGCGACATTAACATTATCATTGAATATGATATAGTGAAGTAGATATGAGATAGCTGTAGTCGTATTATGTGAGACTATTTCATTAGTATAATATACGTTCCCATCTTGTACATTTGATATGTCATACATATGAGAATACTTCTCGGTCTTTTCTACTGATATGATTCGTTCTGGACCATCTTTAGTTTGAATTGTATCTCCAATAGAAAGTTCGTCACAAAAAACTTCATTCCAGTTTAAATCTAATAGAATATGCTTATCTGCACAAATCAACTCCTTATTGTTTTCTGTAGTCAGTACCCACTCCTGATATTCTATAGTTTTAGCAATTCCCGAGAATGATTTCCATCCAGTAGGAGTCTCAACTTCCCACATATCAGTATTCAATTCTTCTATGAATTTAGGCATTTAAATATCTCAAGCAGAGTTCTAATGTATTTTTAGGATTTTCATTATATTTATCCTCTGCTATATGTAGAACATCATATCCTTCATTTATTAATAACTTATCTCTATCTACATCTCTCAATCTATTTGGGTATTTTCTTTTTAACTCCCCATGCCAATATGTACCATCAAATTCTATTATTTTTCTACTATCTAAATCAATAAAATCAGGAAGAAGAACTGTAGATGATAATCTAAGTTTATACTCATTATTGACTCCACTATAATCTGGAGATTTATTTGAATCTAGCTCTGCAAAATAAATTGAATTAATATTTATTAATTTATTGAAGATTTCCCAAAATAGAGTTTGAGAAATCATAGAAAATCCACATCTCCTATTCTTCTTGCAACTATTATGCCATAATTCCTGTCTATCTACCCATCGTTGTGTTCCTTTTACTTCTCCATATTTTTCAATACATTTCTCTATAGTAAATGTTCTTTGTCTGTTAGATATTTGTTCTTTTGCTTCGGCTTCAGAAAATCCAAGTTTTATCCAATATGCGAGAGTAGTATTATTGTTCCCATTTGTTTTATGTGAATCGGATACCTTTTTCTTTAGTTCTTCTTTATCTGTAGTATGAGCATAGATAAATTTGTCCGAAAATGGAGAAAACTTTCCTTGATGGTCATATGCTGGATTTTTATCACCTAGAATTCGTTCAGATTGGTTGTTCAAATATTGCTCACTTCTGATACTCCCGTGCGCATGTTTATATTCCAATATTGACATTTTATGCTTTCTTGTAATATGCGAAGTTAAATCGTGAGAAATCAACCCACAAATCTTACATTCAACTGCTCCCTCATCTAGTAGCTGTTTAGTAGTTTTAATTAGATTGTGTTTAATCTTATACTCGTCATAAGAACTATATGAATGTTTCTGTTGTACGTGTCTGGATAGATGAGAGCCGCCTAATATAGTTTCTCCACAATCAAGGCAGGTTAGGATGGTTTTCTTTCTCAATTTTGTCATAAAGTTCTCCAATAGTTAGTTCAATAATTTCTCCAGTGAGTTTATTTTTCACCTTTACCTTCGTAAGTATAGCACAACACTTTCCAACTTGTCTAGGAAGCTTACAAATATTGAATCTATGTTGATGAAACTTCTTAATGAGTTTCTCTTGAAACTTATATAATTTAAATGGAATGAGACCTTCATCAAGGCTCACAATTTTAATATA